GTGACACTCAGGCGTGTTTAAATATTTTTGATAGTTTCCCTTTCGGGATATATCGGAAGAATTAATAATGCCATTAACTAACGGTTATAACTCATAATCCATATATATTTCTATACTTAGGATTATAAGCTCCTTAGGTTAATTAATGTCCCTTCGTCTTTCTAGACCAATCTCAAAGGCGAGTAGTTAACATAATAGAAGGGATTTCCCTTCGTTCTGTTATTTCTCCAAGTTTCGGCCCAACTTTCAAGTTTCCTCTAAGTTTGAAAGAGTTCACTCATGCTAAGAATTTGGATTGATCTAAAGGAATTCGGGCAGTTCTCATTTTAAAGAACATGTCCATCACTTCAGAAAAATCCTCCTTCAAAGCAGGCAATGAATCCTCTCACTGACGGTATTGAATGTTAAACAAGACATTATAAATTTCGTCCGTGAACTCACACGCTTTGGTGAACGTTCTGCTTATATTATAAAGCCCATTTTCCATCCAATCTGTCATGGGTCTACTACCAGAATAAACGCCTCTCCGGGGAAGAGTTTCCTTTAAAACTTTAAACTTCACCTCATCTTTCGATGATCATGAAATAAATCGTTTAGAAGCCGACTCTGGAAGATCAGGTCACATTTCTGTATCCTGAACCAGCCACTCTGGGCGCACAATGAAAGACTCGATGTTTAGTCAAGATCTTACATTATGCCCCAAAGGTCCTCATGGAGAGCAACGTCATTTCCCGATAGTAGCCAGCCGTCTCGGTAACTTATCGAACACCGCGGATAAGCGGCCACGGACGCGATACCCTCAACCAACAAAAGCAGCTATTGACGCTGCACCAAGCTCATACTTACGTATAAACTCAGTACTTTGTTCAAAGTCTGACAAAGCTGCCACCATTTCCTTGAAGGGAATTGGCGAACAGTCTTGTTTCTGGACGATGAACCGTTTCGCGAATTCCAGTACCCCATTACGGGATACCAGAGATTTCGCTAATCCGATTTCAACTCCTATCTCTTTCATTAGCTGAAGATACGCGCCTGCGACACGCCCATTCGCGATGACAACATCATCACCAAGTACTGCGTAATCCTTGAAGGAGCCCATAGGGAAATTTACCCGGGCCGCAGATCATTGGATAATAAAATGATGAGTAAGAGCGAGCATTGCCCAAGAGGACAATGCACCCATTGGTTGACCTACACTATAGCGTACTGTGTCTGGGAGATATCGTGGCTTCTCTACCCCTTGCGGTGGTAGAGGAACTCAGTAATCCCGACCCACCAGTAAATTTCTTCACTCGTCTCCAAAACCATCTCCAAAGAGGTGATTAAGGATCGAAGCTTGTAAATGTACTGGCAGGCGATCAGTGGCAGCCGACAAATCAAAAGACCAGAATCTAGTATGACCTAGTTCTAGTAATCGATTTATCGGTGCCATCTGATCCATAGTTCCGTCCATAGGAAGGCGCTCCAATCTCTTAAACAGTCAAGTATGTAATGGAAACAATAATCATTGTGTCCAACACTCGACCATCGCAAAGACTCTTACCTTTCCAGCCGCCTCAACCTTAAAACCTAGCTTACCAATTACGGATTTGCCAGGGACCGGGTTAGGACAACTAGAAGCCACCATTTCAAGTAACTTGACGATAGGCTTATGGAATTGGGATTTCTCCAATCCTTCTTCCATAGTTACTGCAAGTTTCTTGAAAGAGTGAATCACTTCACTATTTAATAGTTCTACGGCACCGGCATAAATACCTGCCGGACTACCACTCACCTTTCTTCCTGGTCCAGTTAGACTAGGAGTAGACCGAGTTAGTGTAATATATCGTACTGGAGGTAAATCAGGTTTCCCTGATCCAACTTCTTTATAACCAAGGAATTTACAGAATACCGGGATCATTTCGGAGGCCTCTTTCGAAAAAGAAGCACTTCAATTTAACCCTGGGTCTGTGATGGTGTTCAACTTTAGCTTACCGGGTATTTGCAGAACTCTATATATTGAGAACCACGTTACCCATAAACGTAGATGAGCACGATCACCTTGCATTATTCTCTTCCGTGATTCAGAAGGTATTACCCTAGGGAACCCAGAAGAGGTACGAGATACAGCACAACCTAATTGTTGCGCTGAAGGTATTCGCATTCCGCCCGCTGCCTGCATAGTGAGAACGTATCAAGCTTTCGTCTTTATGACTACTCCCTTGTACCCCTCATTTTTGTAGACAGTGTATAGTTTACGAATATATACCACAGCTAACCTGGCCATTGCACTATTGTTTCTTCCACGGATGATAATTCCAGCCTTTAACAGCCAGTTTAATCACCCGCGCCCCGCTTTTACGCGGAGCATACCGTTCAATACTTTTAACAGTCCCTGAATATCATGACGGCAAAGAATCTTTTTAAATTGAAAGAAATTTTGTTTCATTGATAATCATATTTACATCCATTAAGAAATGGTGATCTCTCGACCCCAAACCTAAAATGGGTAAGGAAAAGGAGTTCAGCTCTCATTAGCCGCTTTCTCTTCACATTGGGATATTGTTAACCAGTACTGACTTCAGTTTCCTCAGCCGTTTACCCTTCGAAGGAAGAATTTCTTCTTTGGGAGCACAGCGCCGAGGGCTGCAGGTAGCCTACAAAGGCATCCTTTTCAGGACTGGGAAGTAAACAATTATGTCTTCCAAGCGCGGCCTACCGAAATAGGTCCCGCACAAGGAATTCACCTTGTTTTACACCCAATATACAACGGTTGTGACACCATCATACATTGTATGACCTCAGGCATAGTTTACAGTATACTCATTTGAGAGTAACCGGAAACCACTCTGGTGGAATTTCCAGATTATACAAGCATAAAAGGCTTG